CTAAGTCTATTGCCTCTCCCGTTGGGCTACAGGTGCTTGATGTCCCCCATTTTTAGGGAGGCCGTGTTTCCTTATTTGAATAGTTTTAAACCGGCTACTTACGAACGTACTATTGCTGTTTCCCATGGATTCGAACCATGACGTGGACTTTAGGAAGAGGACATTGCGCGCTTTGTGGTCAACCCATTATCCAATCTTTATTAGTTGCTCCACACCCTCGAGACAGGAGAGTGCGTCTGCCAAGCTTTTCAGCGTTTCGCCAGGAAACAGTGTTTATTTATGCTTCATGTGTGAAATCCATCTTGCACCTAAATCAACCAATGCAAAAAATGGTGCTCCCCATACAAATATTATTGCATCAAATCCTGGCGTGTTTCCTATAACACCATCCAGTGATTTTTTCTTATTACTTCCAATCATTCTAGTGATAACATAAATGATGCTCACTATCCAAATTATTCCCCAAATCATACTTTTTATTTTTTTCTTTTAAAACATTTTTATAATAAATAAAAGTTCTAGTGGTCTTATCTGAATTCGAATCAGATCGTAGAATTTAGAAGATTCTCATGCTTCCATTACATCATAAGACCAAAAATGACACCTTCATTTATCCAACTCACTGGTGTTCTGCTACTTATCAGAACGGAGAGCGAAAGACGAGGTTCGAACTCGCAACCCCCGACTTGGAAGGACGGTGCGCTACCAATTGCGCCACTTTCGCGTTTTAATAATTTTATACTAAGTACTCATTCGATGAATTATATATCTTAAGTTCATCCTCTATAAGTTCAGACATTTCTACTTTCTTAGGATCGCTAGATAAACACCAAGTATTGGATTTATATCCATATGAATGAATAGTAAAATCATTCAATGGAAACCATACTAATGTAAATTTATCGACATATAAAACTTTAGCTCTATTTTTAAGCCTTATATGTGTTTGATTATCAGAACCGTCGGTAAAGATATCCCCGACTTTTATTTCTCTTCCATCAATATATCTTCTCATAACTATTTATCTTTTGAGGTCAATTCCAGACTCGAACTGGAGATTCATGATTACAAATCAAGTGTTATAGCCAACTTAACTAATCGACCTTATGTCGCATTACCAATACTCGAAATTGGAATAAAGCCTTATGAGGACTCTGTGATAGCCGTTTCACCATAATGCGATTTTAAAATTTTGTACACTTATCAGAGTGTAGTAAGTTAGAAAGAACCGTATAGGAATTTAACCTATCCTTATATTAATATGACTACGAATTACTTCGTTTCAGCCAACCGCCCAAGCTAACTACCTATACTAATAAATGAACGTAGCTGATACTACTGTAATGCGATAGTCTTTACACTTCTATAACTACATCACTCATTTACTTTCTAGCAAAATTTTAGTTGCGCCGGGATAGATTCGAACTATCGATTTTGACCTTATGAGAGTCATGAGATGACCACTTCTCTACCGCGCAATTTTATTTTTATAATATTCTATCATTCTTTTAGAATGAGATTCTAAATTCTCTTTATTAGAAAATCTTAATTTAGCCTTTTCTGATAATTTACATTTGGTTTCTTCTGAAGAAACTCTTTTTTTATTAGACTCAGACAATTTTTTTCTAGTTTCTTCAGTAAATTTTCTACCTTTTGCCTTTTCAGATATTACTCTTTTAGTATCTTCTGAATGGGTTCTACCTTTAAAATGAGGTCCTCCCTCTCCTCCTACTCCTATATTATAAGTTCTACCTGTTTTTATGAAATCCTCTGTAACTAATTCAATTTCTTTTCTGTTCATTTCTTCTTCATTATCAAAAATAAATAGAATCTCTTTTTTGAATTTACTTTTCCCATATTTTTTTATGGCTTTTTGTAAAGCTACTCCTGACCCATAATAATCATCATCTATGTTGATAGTTTGATGTTTACCTACGTAAATTTTAGAATTAATTAAATTAGTTATTTTATAGATAATATATTTCATATATCTATAAATATTAGCTAATTTAATCTAGCGAGCTACCTATTCACTTCCTCGCAATATTAAAGTTGATCCTACCAGACTCGAACTGGTCACCTAATGATTATGAGTCACTTGCTCTAACCTGATGAGCTAAGGATCAGTGAGAAATTACCTATTCTCCAAGTTGGACGCCTACCAAGTCATGCTCAGGTTATTCCAATAGGTAACATTCTGTTTCTCATATTGGACTCGAACCAATGACCTGCTGCTCTCCGCAGCTGCTCTAACCAACTGAGCTAATGAAAATAACTACTACCATTTTTCGCCTGCAAGCTACTTTAAGGGGTGTGTAGAGGATATAGAACATACTTTCAAGTTGCAGCTTGGTTTTTGTTCTTCCAATCCTTTGGCGGCTCTAACGGGATTCGAACCCGTACCACACACCGTGACAAGGTGGTATTGTAAACCATTCAACCATAAAGCCAATTGTACAGCGTACGGGGATCGAACCCGTATTATACCCGTGAAAGGGGCATGAACTAACCATTATTCGAACGCTGCATTTATATAGTAAATATACTACAATAAGTTATATATATGAACTATATCTTTTAAGTGGGCCAGAAGAGACTCGAACTCTTGTGCTTACGTTTTACAGACGGCGCCCACAACCCTGGTGTCTGACCCATTATTTAATGCGCTCCCTGAGAATTACGATATCTCGACCTCGATCTTAACAGGATCTTGCTCTGCCTCTGAGCTAAAGGAGCTTGTGTGGAGATACTAAGGCTCGAACTTAGATTCCATGAGTATCAGTCATGTGTGCTTACCATTCTACTATATCTCCAAATGGGGTCCGATGCATTCTTTCCATCTACTCGGACCAACATAGAGGATGCGAGGAGAGCATTGCATCGAAGCAAATACCTTTTTAGAGTACCACACGCTTAGCAGGCGGTGACAGCAACCTTACTGTTTTACTCTCCATAATTATGACCCGGGGGTAAATCACAGACTCGAACTGAAACCTCTTGCTCCACAAACAAGCGTGCTAACCATTACACTAATAAACCCATAAAAATAGTCATTGCTACAACACCTTTCGTCCACTTTCTTGGCAGGACCTCCATCATGAGTTCCGTTAATTGATGTATTTTTATAACCCTCGACGGAACAAGCAGGGTAACTATTTAGAGGAGGAAGACGGACTCGAACCCTCAAACCGGCTTTTTACACCGATACGGCAGTTTTCAAGACTGCTGCCTTACGCAATTAGGCTATTCCTCCAAATTATAAGATGCTTCTCAGGGACTCGAACCCCAATTACTTGAATCAAAATCAAGTGTGTTAACCGTTACACTAAGAAGCAATAAATTAAAGGCTTTTCACCTTTTAGGCAATGCTTGTTTTCATTGAGCCGGCATTTACTGGAATGGCCATGAGCAGCAAAAGAATTTCGAAATCTCAACCTTCACATTGGCAATGTGACGCTCTAGCCTTTGAGCTACTGCTGCATGAGTATAGTAGGAGATATCATCCTTGAGGTTACTATACATTTTATCCTCTTTGTAGGCACTATCCGAGTCGAACGGATGATCTTCACTTTGTAAGAGTGACGCTTTAAAACCATCTAAGCGAAGCGCCCATTTGTACCTTCTTTTGAGAAAGTGAAGGCACATTCATCTTTCGGAAAGTTCCATTTATTCAACAAAGGCCTTTGTTTAATGTTTACTTTCAAACCCATAGTGGAAAGTAAGGGTATCGAACCCTTCTCATAGATCTTGCAAAGATCCATCGCCAAGCCTTGGAACATGACTCCCCAAATTAATGGATTTGTTTAATTTGATTAACAATACCATTTAAAAAATAGCTTTTCAAAAGTCGAGATGACAAGGGTCGAACTTGCACGATGTCTTCATCCCAAATGAAGCGACCTAGCCAATTGGTCCACATCTCGATAAATTCCATATGTCAAAGATCCAAAAGAGGTTAAGGTGAGAATTGAACTCACGTATCAGCGTTTGCAGTGCTGTGCCTTTATCCACTCGGCCACTCAACCATTCATGTACTCTTAAAGCGATTCGAACGCTTATTGCTAGATCCGTAGTCTAGAGTTCTAATCCATTGAACTATAAGAGCATTTTGCACGCATACTAAGATTCGAACTTAGAACAGCGGTTTTGGAGGCCGACATGATACCATTTCACCATACACGCGTATATTTTTTGTACCCCCTGTGAGATTCGAACTCACAACCCCATGGTTAAAAGCCACGTACATCTACCAATTGAGCTAAGAGGGCGTTTGTGTTCCCTCCTGCTTCAGAGAGACTTTTAACTTATAATTTTCTTCATTTTTATTTTATCTTTATCAAAGTGTTATTTTCAATTGCTTTTCTGATCCATCTCATAAAAGTTATAGCTTTGTCCGTTGCCATTAACGTTGCGCCTGCTATGTCTTCTGTCGGTATTGTAAACTGATACGTTTCTCCGTCAGGGGTTTTATTACTATTGTAAACATTATAGTAGAAAAAACCAGCTCTATAACTATCAAATGATACAACATGCTCTTTTGTCACTATGTCTTTTATATTCATTTCCATTTTGTTTTTCTATTATATTTCCATATTCTATGTTCTCTCCATTTATGATTTGGCATATTTCCATGATGCCAATTCCAAGATCCGTCTTCATAGTATGGTTCACATAAACTTGGGTTTGTAACAATTTTATACTCTTTGTTATGAGTAGTTATTTGGCTTATTTTGCCTTTAACTGGTTTCATTGTCATTAGGTTTGATTACCTAATGCTTGTCGTATTTATTTTTCATGCGGTAACAAGAAGTAATGATCTTCTCTCTTAAGTTTTTCAGACTTACGCTAATCCATCTCAGCTATGTTACCAAAAATAAAAAACCTCAACTTTTTTTGAGTTGAGGCTTAATTTTTGATTTTATATTTGATCTTTTACAATCCTTCAAAATCATTAAGCCCCGGTGAATTACTAGGTTTTCCTTGCACATCATTAATTGACATAAAACAATAGCCTAGGGATAACGTATTTCTACGCTCTATCTGCCACGCCGATGTATGTAATAAATGTTGTTTCATGCTAATAAATATGTGCATTTATAATAAAACGCTTTTTGTAATTGTGATATAGTAAACTTACTACTAATTTTTGATATAAAAAAATTTATTTTTAAAGTCTCAGTATTGGTTATCAATCAGTTATGCTTAACTAGTTGGTTTCCAATTACCATAACTAGTTGATAATCAATAAAGAATTTTTAAAAGTGACCGTGGAGATGAGGGGATTCGAACCCCTGTCTCTGAAAGTAATCATAATACCCTTCTTACATGCTTAGTCATACTGTACACAGTGACAAGAGTTAATCTGCTATCATCAGGCTACGTGTTTCTAATGTTCCTGTTCTGATGCTTCGCTCAATAACTGATTAGTATGGGTCGTATTGGTATACGAGTTTTGAATCCACCACTTGGTTTAAGTCCAAGAACTTGTAGCATTGGCATACTACTGTGTAAGCTCTAAAATCACGGGCCAAAATCCGTCTAGTCTTCACACGATTTGTAACTATTATGTTCCTAGGTCAGTTACCAACCCGTAGACTAAGCTGCCAGAGCAACAGGAGCATTTGAAAATGCCATGTTGATAACGTTGTTTGCGAAGTCTAGGTTTGCAGTTTTATTTGCGTTTATTTTTTAAGAGTTGTTTACCTCTCTCTAGGCTCGCATGTGATACTACCATTCTCATCCAGATCAAATGCCGGGCATCCCCGTTATGTTATAATAAATATATAATAAAAGACCTTTCGAAATACGTAGTCTTAGCAGACAGACTCTCTGACGCTGAGGTCAGCTTACTTCAATGGCTGATTTAATTTTCCACCACCACTTTGAGATGGATTTAAGGTCGTGTCTACTTTAACTGTATCTACTACTTTTTTTGTGGTATCTACTGTTGTTGTAGAACCAGTATTGGTGTTACTTCCACAAGAAATTAAAACTACTACGAAAGCAAGCGCTAATACTACTTTTTTCATGACTATTTGTTTTGATTAATAATTAATAGGATATAAATATAAAACTCTTTTTTGAAATAGAGAAATTTAAGTTTCTAGTGTCTTCCTCTTGGAGTATATATTCTTGGTGTTGGTGTCACTATTATTGGTCTAGGCCCATAATATGGTCGACCGAAATAATAAGGTCTTGGAAATAAAAATGGATCATATCCTAATACTATAGTACTTTGTATAGATGTTTCTCCTGAGCTATAAATTTTTTCTACGGTTTTTGTAGTAATTCCGTTAGTATCTGTTTTATAAGTTTCAATAATTTTATAAGGCGTATCGCATCCAATAAATAAGATTACAAATAATAAAAATAAAATCTTTTTCATGTTATTTACTTTTAATGATTAATTCTCCCAATACTTCTATTCTACCTACCAATTTCTGAAATTCAGTTTGAGTGAGTTTTATATTTTTATAAGTTTTTGACAATTCTTTAATTAATTTTTCGTACTCTTTTTTTGCTATTTCTATATCAAGTTTTCCTGATTCTGCTTTTTTATAGTACGGCAATTTTACAGAAAAATGTTGGTAAGTTAACATAGAAGGACCACCTTTTTTCTTTGCGTCTTCTGCTATTTTTGTAGCGCCCTTCAATCTTTTACCAGAAAATTCTAAAAAAGTTTCACTCTTTTCTAACTCCTCTTTTAATAAATCTTGTAAATTTATCATGATTTATTTTGCGTATTTAAATTGTATATAAACTTTAACTAAAAGGAGCTCCGTTTAATGATTATTTGGTAGTACTATCAGTAGTAATAGTAGTTGGATCTTCTGCAAATAGATTAGAAACAAATTTTCCAACTCCGGCCATTATCAAGACAACAACCGCCACTGTTTTATTGTCATTTACAAAAGAAAATGCACCTACAGCAATTGCTGCGGCTGATAAAGAATCTGCTACTTTTCTTACAGACTTTGGAGTAGGACTCCAATATTGTTTAATACCAAATTGCATATAAATAGTTTTATATAAATATCTTAATTTGTAGATCTTTTATTTAAAAGCCATTTTGAGAAAATATAAAATGTAAAGAAAAGACCCGAAATACAATAAAAAACGATATCTGCGATCCAATATGAACCAGTTATATCCATAATCCATTTGAATAAGGCATCGTAACCAAATGGCAAGAAGAACATGGCCAACATAAGTGATATCTCTTTTAGGATATTTAGTTGTTTTATAGTCATCGGCGTTCATATAAACCTTTATGGTTAGTAATATTGTGTCTTATATAAATATACAGTTATTTAGCACTAGAAAGAAATTGTATAAGTGCGTGTTTTCCTGAACTAGCTCCAATCTGGCGTTTTACTACGTTTCCTGTTGTGTCTGTTATTAGTAATGTTGGTACTGAACTAACATCGTATTTTTGAGCCATAGATCCATTTGCATCTACATCTATATAACTTATTGGAATTCCCAGTTCTGCTGAAGTTTGTTGCAATAATGGTTTGAATGATCTACACGGACCACACCAAGTGGCCGAAAAATATAACACTGACATACTTAATTGTTTTTAAAAATTTTATTCCACCATGATTTTTTTGGTGCAATAGTTTCTTGTTTTTTAATTATAATTGATCTGTTAAAAAGTAATGCTGCTTTTTGAAATACTAATAAATTTTGATCTTTGGATATATTTGTTGTATCTATTCTAATATGAATTGGTACTTCAATGGTCTCGTCACATTCATTAATTATGAAATTAGTATCTACTATCACATAGTCTTTATTATTATGTCTAGCAAATCTTATCATAGTACATATAAATATGTCCTAATTCGATAATGGTGCTTTAATTACTGGGTGTGATTGATAGTTTTCTAATTCAAAAAAATCTGATTTGAATTTATCAATTTTTTCTGTAAATGGTATGCCTATGTCTTTTAAATACCAATATTCGTCTTTACATAAGAGTTTAGGTAATTCATATGGAGTTCTTGTAATTTGTTCTTTAGCTTGATCAATATGATTATTATATAGATGAACATCACCTAAGTTACCAATTAATTCTTCGGGAACCATATTTACTTCTATAGCTATGATTTCTAATAGTAAACTATAAGATGCTATGTTGAATGGTAAACCTAAGAATGTATCTACTGAACGTTGATTCCACATTAAAGAGATTGCTCGTTTAGGAACATTTCCATTAAATGATGGGTCATCCCACATTGAATTAACTTCCAATCTCACATTAACCATATTAATGGTTTCGTCAGACGTTGGGATTACAGTATCTTTACCAGTATAACCATGTTTTTTTGATAATTCCCATCTTTCTTCAAACGTCAACTCTCTCGTATAAACTTGAAATCTATAATGGCATGGTGGAAGAACCATCGAATCCAGTTCTGCAGGGTTCCAGGCCGATACAAGCATTCTTCTACTATCTGGATTTGTTTTAAGGTCATTGATTAGATTTTGGATTTGGTCAATACCTTCATTCTTCTTTCTCACTTTGGAATTACCATCTTCAATGCGTTCTTGACAATCACAAAAATATGGGTTTATTTCACCACCTTTATAGTCGGTTATCTGTTCAGGTTTACCATTCCAATTCTTCCATTGCTTACCATATATAGGACCTAACTCACCCCACTTCTTAGCAAACTCATCATCGGTTTTGATTTTGTTGATAAATCTATCTCGAAGAAACTTATCGTAGGTTACTGTTTCACCTAAAGAAGCACTTTCAAACTCTTCTTTTAACTGAACATTATAATAAACGGTATTAACCCATTTCTTATATGCATCACCATCCCAAATATGACAATCATTATCAACAAGATATTTGATATTAGTATCACCTCGTAAGAACCATAATAGTTCTGTTACTACACTTTTGAAATGTATTTTCTTAGTTGTAAGTAAAGGAAACCCTTCTTTCATATTGTGGCGTATTTGCCAACCAAATATGGATTTAATACCTGTTCCTGTTCTATCTTTTTTATCAACACCAAAACGAATGATGTGTTCTAATATTTCTTTATATTGTCTGTCTAGATTGTTCATTTTACTTTACGATTGTTGAATAAAATGATGTACTATCTTTTAATATTATTTTTAAACGATAAGTATTTAAGCTGTCGTATAACGATTTATCTATGTAGCTATAAGATACATCATTAGTTACTTGTATTTTTGCTAATGGATTGTAAGTTTTTGTGGATGTATCTAATTTTTCTAACTGAAAATAATCGATAGAGCTTGGAGACGATATAGTCCAATTTACGTCTATTGATTTAGTAATTACTATACTAGGTGTAATAGGTCTTATTACTTCTTTTGGTCTACACCAAACAAATAATACTGATATTGTTAATAGCGTTAAAAATGTTTTCATTATTAATAAGTAATTACTGATGAATAAAATGATGTTCCGTCCGTTAATACTACTTTTACTCTATAAGCATTAGTACCATTTACTGCAGTAGCGTCTGAATAACTATAGGTTAATGATGCTGTAGGAGTTATTTTTACTAGTTGACTATAAGTTCCAGTAGTACTCTTTTCTAATGAAAAATAACTAACTGAAGTTACGTTTGAAACAGTCCATCCAATATTAATTGCTCCAGAAATAGTTACTGTTGGTACTACTACGGTTGTTACGGGATTCAGTGTTAAAGTATAAGTAGAGGTTGTCGAACCTGTTGTATTCGTTGCTTTAACAACTAACGAATAAGTTCCTGATGCTAAAGTTGTATTCCAGCTAATAACTCCTGTTGATGCATTTATACTAATGCCTGTAGCTACTGTAGCATTAAAAGTATATGTAGCCGCTCCTCCACTTCCTAAATTAATAGTAGGAGCTGTTGAATTACCTGCTATACTTGCATTTCCACTAAAACTAGCTGGGCTATATGCTAAATTACTAGGCGCTGTTGCTGGCGGGGGAGTTACTGTTCCACCGTAGCTATTTCCACTAGATACTGTTGGTTGAGCCATGTTCCAATATACTCCCGTAGGCGGAACTGGTAACCAATTTGAACCTTTGTTATTAGTTAATGTAACATGACCACCCATTACTCCAAACATATAATTATCTATAAAAAACGCAGGCCATGATGTTTGTCCTGATGTATTTAAATTAGAGCAAGTATTATTATCAATTACTAGGTCAGCGTATGTTGTTTTTCCTGCAATAGCATAAGAAGTGAATTCTTGAAATTCAAATGATGAGTATTTCATAGAACCGTTACAAATATTATTATAAAAATTTGATGTTTTAATAGTCGTACCAAAACTAACTGACCATACCGCTGCGAAGTGTGAATATCCAATATTAGTAGCTGTATTATCGTGTATTTGTGCAGTACCTGTTATATGAATTGCTCTATTATCATTAGTAATACCTAAGTTAATATCTTTTAAAGTATTATTAAATACGAGTGCGTTATCACAAACTATACTAATATAATCACCTCCATTACCTCCAGAAATAGTATTACCTGAAAATTCAAAGTTTTTTATCAATCCTGTTATACCACTGCTTCCGATACTTCCACCATTTAAAATATAACTGTTATTAGTAAAAGTACAATTCCTAAATCCAGAATTTAGTAGAGCTACAGTATTATCTGTTCCATCCCATGCTGTATTATTTCCATCACTTAACCAACAACCTTCATAATTACCGCTAAATGTGTGACCTATAATATAAAGACCTACATTTCTACCTCCTAAATACAAAGAGCGATATCCTACGTTTTGTGTAGTACCATTGGTAATTGTAACATTTATAAGATTATTCAATGATAAAATGTTATAATAACCAGCCGAGGTATGATTCAATCCATCTAAAATAACCCCAGTAAGATCTACTGTGACATTAGACAATCCACTAATAGTAATACCTCCACCTTTGTTGTAAGTACCTGGTTTAACTACGATTTGAGTTCCAGCAGGATAAGAGCCTGATATAATCAGGTTTGAACTACCATCTCCTACATTAACGATAGCCGCATTTGCACTAAATCCTAATAATAAAGTTAGTACAAAAATTTGAAGCGTTTTTACAATTTTTAATTTCATTTTTTTTATTTTAAATTAGAGAGATTGATTATGCTGTTTTCATAACTTATTTTTTAATCCCACCAATTGGCTGATTTTTGTTTTAAAATTTCAAATATTAAATCTCTGCACCTTTTTTGATTATAAATGCTTACGCATAAAGAAACATAATCACTATCATTTTCTCTGCCATGTTTTTTTATCACTTTTCTTGTAGCAGACGGATATAAATTTAGGTATTCATCTAAACGATTCTCAGTAAGTACCATGTTCCATTCTCTTGATCCGTATTGATCAGGTTCACCGAAACTATCTTCAATTTTACAAAAATTATATTTTTCCATTTCGTAATAGCTATTAAGTTCCTTGTCTATCAAATTAAGAACCACTGTCATCCAAAAATTATCATTGTCGATATTGGTGTGCCTATTAGCATTTACCAATTCTGCTCTTTGGTGTTCTATCTTCTTTTGTAAGATCATAAGAATGAAAGCATCATCCCAATCTTTATCTTTGTATATTGTTGGGATCCATCTAATAATGTTCCAAACTCCTTGAAAAAAATATCTAATTCTCCAATTAACATATCTTCCCCATTGAAATCTAGTATTGTCCCACGCAGAATCTTTGGGTACAATTAATTTGCTATATTTTTTCATGTTTACTTAGTTTTTTAACGTGATCGTATAAGTCCAATAGTGTACCATCGAAGTCTTCCATTATCTTGGTCAGCTCTTCTTTTTGAATGTTGAATGTTTTACGAAAGTCAGAATAAAGCTTAGCCATGAGCTCCTTTTCGTGCTTTTGATAATCGTCGTTTAATCTTCTTGCACGTTCTAAACAAAGTCCAGCAATATCATGTCTCTCATCAGGATAGATAATACCAACTAGTTTATCCTTCATCAAATAGAATTCGTGTTCCATTTGATAAAGGTAATCAGAATGATCGTAATCACCATTTCTAATCTTTTCGTAAAGGGGAGTTTTTTTGTCTAGTTCTTTTCTAATTTCGTATCTGCGCCACCAATGAAATTTATTGTAACTCTTTTGGGTAAGACGTGATAATTGATCTTCGAGAAATTCTCGGTCGCAGAATGCTTGCATAACTTTTATTTATATGTTAAATATACTCAATAATAGTATGCTAAAAAAATTTATTTTTCTAGTAAGTTATAATGTCTTGGGTATACATGGAGATTGGTAATCAGCCAATTCATTTCTCCAACAGGGATTTTTAATTCATAAGCTACTTTCTCCATTAATTTTGCAAAAGTAAATTGGTCATTACAAAAACCAAAAACTAAATCTATGCTTCTTGCGAATACTGTTAGATCTAATCTATTATTTCTAATGTAGAAATTTAATACATCGTTGCAAGGAGTATCGTATTTGTACCGATCTATTTCGTGAGGTATATAATGTACCACGATAGCTCTTCTTGTTTCTGGATTGGATTTAAGATCTTCTATAACCCTTTTTAATTGATCGTTATATTTCCAAAAATATCCGTAATTAGAATTGACTTCTGTGGTACCGGGGATCATCATCTGTTTCCATATCTTTGCTCTTTCTGCAATTTTTTTTGCATCACGATCTCCTTTTAAATACCATTCCCACTCAAACTCTGCGTATTCTAAATTGAACTTTCTTTCTGGTGTGGTAATGATTTTATCTTCGGGATTTAATAAAGTAAAAGATTTATTAAATACTGCTTTCGTTCCTGCGAAACTTTCTCCAGCTATGTCTATGTGATGAAATAACCATTCAAATGCTTCTGTTGCGTTACTAAAATTCATAGTGCTCTACTTCAATAAATTGTTTTAAAAATTCTACACTGCCATTATCTCGATAGAATAATTCAGAATATATAACTTTTTTTATTCCCGATTGCAGAATAAGTTTTGCGCAATCAATACATGGAGAGAGCGTTAAATACATTGTAGCTTCATTAGTAGAAAAGCCCATTTTTGCTGCTTTAAGAATCGCGTTTGATTCCGCGTGTAATACTTCGGGTTTAGAAAATAATCTGTACCTTCCATGATCATCTTCAAAAGGGTATTGAGCTTCAATGGTTTCTGGATCGAGCCAACCTCCTTCATCTCCATTCATACGCAATCTATCTTCACAACAATTATCCATTCCAGTAGGAGTGCCATTATAACCAAAGCTAATTACGTTACCGTCTTTAACAATAACGCAACCAACTTTAACCCTAACACAGTGAGATAGAGTAGATACTTCTTTCGCTATGTTTAAAAAAACAATGTCTAATCTTTTTTGTTTTGTCATATTAAGATTCTTTAACAAAACTTCCGTTTTGCATAGTTCCTTTTCTCTTAGCAATAACTTCGTAAGCAGAGTTAATGCAATCTTCAATATTATACCCTTTTAATTTAGCAAGATTGGTAAGTACTACCACACAATCACCAATAGCGTCTACAAATTCTTCTTCGTCTTCTTTTAGAATTGCTTTCGCCAATTCACCAGCTTCTTCTAATAATTTAATGTATTGAGTTTTTGCATCTCCTTTTGCGTAAATGCCTTTGTCTTCTGCCCATTCTCTGATTGAGTAAAATTCGTTTGTTAAATTCATGTCTATTTTTCTATTATGTAAAAAATTAATTAATCCAAAAATTGCAAAAGTTGTAAAAAAGAAATATCCAATAATAATTAAAATTTCCATATTATATTATTTCATCAATTATTTGATATGATAATGCTTCTTCTGCATTGAAAGACCAATCTTTCTTACCGTCGTAACACTCTTTTAATTGTTTTTTTGTTAGTTTTGTTTTTGCCAATGTTTGATCTTCAATCATTTTTTGTAAGCGAAGCATTTCGGCCAAATCTTCTTCCATGTCTTTAGCTTTTCCCCAAAAACCTGTACTTACTTGATGATATAAGAAAGTAGCTTTATCATAAGCAAAACGTCTATGTCCAGTTATAGAGATCATGAATCCACAGCTCATTGCGCAACCTGTTACAATTGTGTGTATTGGTACTTTTGATTTTTCTATCACACCTAATAAACCAAACATTTGATATACTGCCCCACCATAAGAATCAATATAAATCTTAATAGGTTTTGGAGTATATACTAAATCATTAATACTAGCAAGTTTTATTAAGTATTCATCATCTTCATTAATTTCTAAAATAGATTTAGTTAAAAGATTAATACTATCTTGATCTACTTGTTTTGCGAAATGCAAAGTCCTTTCTTTTGGTTTTATTTCCATATTAGTGTATTATATAATTTGTATAGTTATTCATCATATCTTCATCAGATACTGTTAATGGTACTTTTAAAACCAAAGATCCTGTACCAGGTTTTAAAAAATAATTATATTCTGCTTCCCAATTTAATTTTCCTTTATACGTAGTCATACCTGGAGAATTTCCGGCATCGATGTGTAATACATCTGTTTGATCTAACTTAATAAATAGTTGATCATCATTTGAAACTAGTTCATTCATATTATTTATTTTTTGTGTTTAAATATTGGTCTAATGATGCCATGTATGCCAAAGCGTCTAAATAGTTATCTTGTTTGTAATTCCAAGACGCTCTGGACAGCTTTAATGCAATCAATACATTATATGCATCTTGTGTAGTTATTTCTTTCCTGGACATCTCTGATGCGATTCTGGCCGTTTGTTCCATGCCTTCTATGAATTCTCCATATTGACGGGACTTCTCTTCGTTACGTTCGAAGACTATATCATGAGCTTGTTGTAAAATGCTTTTATTTTTTTCCATATCTATAATATAATAATATACTATTAAACTGTATAATTTATTTTATACGTTTAAACATTTTTTTCTTTTCCCATCCATATACTAGTGAATTTATGTTATTTTTCATTTATTAATGTGATATCAAACACTGCTACGCTATCTCGGGATTTTTCCTCATTGTAGTCGATGTTTACTCCCAATTCAAACCCAGCTTCTTCTAAAAGTTCTTGTATTGTACCTACAGCACTGTATGCAGCATCATGAGGTTGATCATCATGTCGAACTTCAATAGTTTTTGTTATTTTATTCATTTATATTATTTTATGGTCTTTCTAGATCTCTCATATCACCCCAAGCTCTTTGTGAATCTACTGATTTCATGTCTACTTCTTTAACTCTTTTTTCTATTTGAGCATCAGCACCAACATTAATAAAATAAGCACCCGCTTTTGCTTTTCTTCTGAATACATCGAATGCTTTGGCATCATAGGTAGCTGTTGTTTGAAATGGTGGAAGTAATTCTGCTTTAAGCGGTTTTAAAAATGGTATTGTTGCGCTTTCTAAAATTGCTCTACCAACTTCACCCTTCTTTATATTTCTTGCAACTGCAACACCGTAAGGTTGAGAATTTGGCCAACCAATTTGTAAACCTCTGATCATAGTTCCGGTTGATACAGCGCACCAAAATTCTGGAGGTTCTGGAATACTGTTAGCAAAATTTACAATTCCCGCTGTTACTGCTGGAATTCCTGATAAACCAAAATTTAAATATTGAGCATTATTTTTTTCTGCCCATCTTTTAGCGTAAATATTAATTGTCGGCATCGCAGGAGTTTTAACAAATCTTAGATCAGCTCCGTAAGCCATTACAACTGCTTGATGCTTTGAAACTTCTTTTGAAGCAGGAGCAAAGAATACACATTTTTTACCGTATAATTGAGCTAAATTCGCAATTGCTTCGGGTGCGTGACCAACTCTTGGTGCTACGTAAACAAACGTATCTTTAGGACATTCTGCGATTACTTTTTCTGCAGCAAACGCTTTAAATCCTGCTAAAGATAAATCACATCGAACAATAAATTTGTCTTCAAACGGTTCTACTATTACTTTAGGCATTCTCGAAACAAATCCTGTTCCGTACATATCTAAATAATATTGTTTAGCCTGTTCTACACTCATTCCTTCTGGAATGTCTTTATTTGTTACATCTGTTGTAATTTCAAATGTCATAGTATTTCTTTTAAAAATGGATAATTCTTCGGTTTTAAATGCACTGAACTTTTAGACTCTAGAATATCTAGCATTTTAGTTCCGTCTAAATCAATCCAATCTTCTGGCCATGATATATATTTCTGATCTGAATTTCTTATCATTTCTATAGCTATTTGTCGTATCTCCATTCTCTCTTCTCTAGTTCCGAAGAACGGTTGTTTTTTATACAAGCCAGTTCCAGGAATTTTTCTAGATTTGTGTTCTATTGGAAGCGGTTCAACTATAGTATTATTTTTTAGTCTGCTGGAAAAATCAATATATCTACCAATTAAGTCTTTGGTTGCATCTTTTGGATTCTCTTGTCTCATTAGATGGAATCTAATATCAATATTCATAAAATAAGTAGTGGTTTCGTCAAATTTATTATTAATCGCTTCTACCGTTTCTCTTCTTAAGAACCCGTGCAAAGTTCTTCCTGCTGTAAAGTCTAATGTGTGTTGTGGTCTCCACACAGATAATGCGTGTGAATCCCCAATTACACACTTTCTTGTTTTATTTCCGTAAGAGTTGAATAGATCTACGAAATTGCCTACAGGAAAGTTTAAGTCTTCGATCTTGAGTCTCTTATTGAATCCCTCGAAGTCGAACTGATTGTTGATGAACTTCACAGGACCTTCGTACTTTCCTATCGCTTTCATCTTTTCGTAGTGTATTGGTTGAGGTCCGCCAATAATATTATAAGACCCAGGAACAAAATTAACACCTTCACAAATAAATAAGGCATCATATTTTTCCCATGTAGAACAATCTGGATTTATATCAATATTGTCGCTTGGAAAATAATCTTTTATCATTTTCGTAACAATCAATCCATATCCACTTCCTTGTGTATTAAGACTTTTACCTCCTATATTACCTAGCATACTTACTAAAGCGTAATTATTCATATTATAACTTTTTATTTTCGTAGTATTGTAATTTTCCTGTTTTTATTCTGTATATAATAGCGGCTGATGATATTCCATGATACTCTCCTGCATGCTTTAATGAATCAAATATAATATTATTTTCTGTATCTATAACTTTTTTTCTCTTGGTGCTAGGTTTTCCAAATTGAGAGTTATCTTTTCCATATCTACTTCTACCCATTTTTGATTTTGATTCTTCTGAATGTTTAAAATTAGCTAATTTGGCTTTAATTCTATCGATTACTTCTTTACTATGTTTTTTATTGTAAAATGGGTTATTTTCTCCTGTGTTTAATTTAGCCATTTCTTTTCTTGCATATTCGATTACTCTAGAACTAGGAACATAATTCTTTGCGCTAGTCGACTTAATATGACACATTTTACTAAATGCGTAGGCTAATTTATGATTATCGGGATAAATTTCATGGAGTAACCAATGACATAAAAAGTGCTCTCTAGCTGTTAATTCTATTAGATTTTCTATTTTATTAGACCCTCCCATACACTTTGGAACTATGTGATGTTTTTCTATATAACCTTCTAACTTTCTAGTTTTTGCTCTTTTAATAATTTGATCATAGATTCTTTGGTAATTCATAAAATAAAAATGGTCCAAAAAACAGAGGAGCTACTACCTTCCTAAATTTAATGGACCAATAAGTTTATTATAGACTGTTGGTAGTAGCAACTATCTATCTACAATAAATATCATAAAAAAGCCCTCGGAAGAGGACTCTTTATTTTTAGTACATTCCTGCCATAGGATCTGCTGTGGTTTCGTCTTTTGCTTTCTTTTCAAAGATCACCGATTCTGTTGTAAGAATAGTTCCAGCAACAGATGCAGCATTTTTTAGTGCGGTTATAACTACTTTTGCAGGATCGATCAATCCTTGTTCAATAGCATCTACAACTTTACCAATTTTAGCATCATATGTAGCATCTGGGTTTGGTGATGTCATTACTTCTTGCGCGATCTCGTACCAATTTTCTTTTCCAGTGTTGGCTAAAATAGTTTTAAATGGAGCTTCGCATGCTTTCTTTACAATTCCGTAAGCAATTTCAGAAGATAGAGATAATCCAGTTGATTTTAATTTTTGAGCTGCTTTATAAAGAGCCACACCACCACCAACAACAATACCGTCGGCCAATGCTGCTTTAGTTGCGTATAGAGCATCTTCTACTCTGTCTTTCTTTTCTTTAATTTCAATGTCTGAATTTCCTCCAACATTAATGATTGCAACCCCGCCAATTAATTTACCAAGTCTTTCTTGTAATTTTTCTTTTTCATAGAAAGAGGTTGCTTTTTCAATTTGCTCTTTAATTTCTTCAGCTCTCTGTTCAATTGCATCTGCACTACCTTTACCATCTACGATTGTTGTTTCTTCTTTAGAAATTGTAGCCATTCTCGCATTACCTAAAAAATTTGAAATTTGAGCAGCTGTTAATTTATCTAATTTGTGTCCTTTATCTTTAGAAATAACTGTACCGCCTGTTAAAATCGCGATGTCTTCTAAAATCAATGTTTTTCTTGGTCCAAAATCAGGTGCTTTAACTGCGGCTACTTTAACGATTCCTCTCATTTTATTAACGATAAGAGTTGCTAAAGCTTCGTCTCCAATGTCTTCTGAGATGATCAATAGAGATTTATTTTCAGCATTAGCAATAGTTAATACTTGCAATAATTCTTGCGCCGAAGAGATTCTTCCATCATACAATAAAATATATGGACTTTCTAAGCCAGCAGTCATATCGGTATTGTTTGTAACAAAATAAGGTGATTTAAATCCTCTATCAAATTGCATACCTTCAACGACTTCCAAACTAGTTTCTCCAGTTTTAGATTCTTCGATAGTAACAACTCCTTCACGACCAACTTTTTCAATTGCAGTAGAAATTAAATTACCAATTTCTTCATCGTTATTTCCAGAAATTGTCGCTACTTGTTTGATTTGAGATTGAGATGAAACGTCTTCTGCTTTATTTTTAATTTCATTGATAATGAATTCTACAGCCTCATCGATGCCTGATTTAATCTCAACTGCGTTAGTACCTTGACGAATATTTTTTAATCCCTCTTCAACAATTTTAGTTGCTAATAAAGTGGATGTTGTTGTACCGTCTCCTGCTTCGTCTGCGGATTTGATAGATACTTGTTTTACTAAAGTCGCACCAATAGTTTCAATTGGATCTTCCAACTCTCCAAATGATTTTGCAACGGAAACTCCATCTTTTGTAGCTTTAATTTCTCCGTTTGAATCTTTAATTAAAACAGTTCTACCTCCTGGTCCTAATGTAGAGCTAACTGCAGTATTTAATTTTTCAATTCCTGCGAATAATTTTTCTTTTAATTCTTGTCCTTTAATGAATTGTGTTTTACTCATAATTTTAGTCTTCTATTACAGATAGAATTTCTGTGTCTTTTGTGATAAAATAATCTTCTCCTTCTACTGTGATTTTCATAGTTCCCATTTTTGGAATTAGAACTTTTTGTCCAATTTCAAATTGAGAATCTACGTATTCTCCACGGTGCCAATTATAAGTTTGGCTTACTGCTATAACTTCCCCCATTTCAGGACGTTCTTTTCCAAGATCAGGAATTACGATATTTCCGTAAGTCTGTTCTTGTTCTTCTATCGGTTTCAATATAGCGAAACCATTTTTTGGATTTAATTTACTCATATTATTTATTCTGTGATTAATTCTAATTCTTCTATTTTTTCAGTAAAGTAAAATAACCCATTATTTCTAAAAACATGGGGAGTTCCCAATAGTTCTTTAGCTAAATCTAGATTTTTAACATCTTCTTCTTTAAATGTTCTTTTAACAAGAAAAAGATCATCATTTACTTTAATGAAATTTTTGCAAATTGAAAACATAACTTAGGTACTTAGTAGGCTTGTATTTTACCCTTTTAATAATTGTTTTGGAGTTGTGATTTCTATTCTCTTTGTTGCTTTACCTTCTGCGATAGGAATGTTTAGAATTAGCAATCCTTTATCTAGTGAAGCGGTTAGTTTAGACAATTCAAATTTACTAGAAATTTTCCAACTAAGATCGAATCCTGATCTTTTAATTCCCTTATAAATGGGGGATTTATCACTATTCTGTTTACCATCATAGCGAATACGAAGTAAATCTCCTTCGGTTAAAATTTCTATGTCTTCTTGATTAAGTCCTACAGCGGCAACTTCAAATTGAATTCCGTCTTCGGTTTCGTAAATGTCTACTGGGTGTGTTACTTTCTGCGTGATTGCGGAAAAATGTGATTGTGTGTCGAAAAGATCTCGCCATAATAGGTCAAAATTGTCCAATTCAAATGATTTTTGTATTATCATAGTTTTAAAATTTGTGTTCCCTTACGGTGAACGGTTTAATGTTTATTGTTTATAACTAAAGGCCTACTAAGTACCTTTTATTTCTAATAAATATATGTAAATTATAATTCATAAAAAAATTAAATTTTTTAGTGACCTTCAAGCCAATTTTTAGCTAATGATGGTACTGCGAATAAAGGAACATTTAATTTAGTTGTATTCTCCATACAATCTTGTACAATTTCCGCGGCTTCTTTTGCTCTATCGTGTTCTACTTCACATATCAACTGGTCATGAATTTGAGCGCAAACCCATCCATTTATTCCTACTTCCTTAAATCTTCTATTGATTGATATAGCAGCTCTGTTTACGATGGAAGCGGCTAAGCCTTGTATTTGTACATTACAACTATTATTTAATCCATTTTTATAATCTCTATATAATTTAGTTATTTGATCTTCTCCAAATTCATATGATAATTGTTTTTTTATATTCCAATCTAACAAAGAATCTCCTAATTCATCATATATTTTTTTTACTTTAGGCAAGTGTCTTATTCTACCCACTTGAGTTTTTATATAACCAAAATCTTTTATATATTTAATTGAATTTTCCATCCACTCTTTTAATTTTGGAAATCCATTTAAATAACCATCGACTAATTTTTTAGCATCTTTAGTAGGAATATCTAAATTTTTACCTAAAGCATAAGGAGACATACCATAAGGAATTCCTAAAGCATATGCTTTGGCTTTATTTCTAATTTTTGGTTTATGTTTTCTTAAAAAATTATCTGCTTTTTTGTCTGGAGAATAGTCGAACAGTTTTTCTGTTTTAATAGCAATCGTACAATAAAAGTCCCAACCATTTTTAAAAATGTCCATTAATCCATTATCACCAGATACGTGAGCGAATACGCTTGGTTCTAGAGAAGAATAGTCATCGTCGATGAATATGTTATGTTCGTCAGGAATAAAAAATGCTCTTACTCTATTATTATATTCGATAACTATTGGATCGTCATCGCCTTCTTCTTTTGGTCGAGGTAATTGTTGTGCGTCAGATCCGTATCTTCCTGATACAGTACCGTGTTGCTTATAACTAAAATAGTATCGACCGTTTTCTTGATTACCCAAAAATCTTTCTACGTATGTAGACTTAATTTTTAATAACTTATTGTATATTCTTAAATTCTTTGCCCATTCTTCAGTGTCTCCGATAATTTGGATTACATCGTCGTCAAATTGTGGCTTTCCTGTTTTTGTGGTTGATTTGTGTTTTATGCCCAAAGCTCCAAAAGCAATTTCACCCATCTGATCTTTAGATTGTATGTTAAACCAATCCCCATCGTTGGATTCTTTCCAAAGTTTTAATTGAATTTTAGTAACATCATCAGGATCTAAGATTTGTTTATCTCCGTGTAATAAGAATTCTTTTAAAGGTCCCGCTTCTATTTTAAGAATGTTAGAATTGGTGATGTTATATTTACCCGTTTTTTCTGACTTTGGAAAATCTATTCCACTTCTATTAATTAATTCTACTGCAAATGTGCCTCGGTTATTCGCAGGGAACGCATCGGCAGCTTTTAGCATGATCCAATACTTAACCTCAGCATTACTAAGCAATTCATCAACGACCTTCTTCTTGTGATCCTCAAGAGCTTGGGTAACTTCTTCTTGGGTTTTGAGAATTAAATCCATATCCAATCTTACACCCTTTTCTTCCATAGGAATTGTAACTTCTTTGTACAAAGGCATTACTTCGTCTTCAAAAAAGAATTTATCAAGTTCTTGATCATAAAGATCTTTTATAAAGTGATTGTATATTCTAAGTGTTAAATCGGTATCTGCTGCAGCGTATTCGGACAAAATTTCTATATCTGCTTTCCAAATTTCATAATTATCTCTTGTAATTGATCCGCCATTTTTTTTGATGGATTCTTTCAATATAATCTGTTCTTCATTGGCCGCTTTCTCTATGTCTAATCCAAGTTCTGTTTGAATTGATTTGGCTATGCTTTTTAAACCAAATGGGGAATTGGATCCAAATCCAGCGCCTTCTTCATTTACTGTGTGTACTAATAACATTGTATCAGCGTGTAAAGAAGGCAATAAGTCAATGCCGTAAAAACACCTAATAAATCTGCCATCAAAAGAAAAATTATGAGCGATTAATTTTTTACCATGAAGTAAATTAAGTATTTTTTTAGCTATATCATGACATGATACACCTTCTACAGTATTTTCTATAAGAGAATTTGATTCTTTATCATATAATAGCGTAGGTATATAATATCCATAGCCCTCTATTGCTGATATAGACAGGCCTATTATTTTTCCTTTTCTAGGATTTAGACTGTTAGTTTCTGTGTCTATTGATATTAAGTCATAACTTTTTATATGGTCAACTAGATTTTTGATATCTTCTTTTGTTGAAACACATATATACTTTTTATTTATCATAAATGAATTTTACCTTTATTTTATTTTTATTCCATCTAGAAATTGTAGCTGATGATCTATTAAAAAATTTAGCTGCATCTTGTATAGTTAAGAAAACGGTACCAGATTCTATACATAATACTTTTTGTGATCTACCATTAGAGGCTCCTGATAGCTTTTTGGATTGAATAATCTTTTTTTCATTAGTCCATAGAGCCTGAAATTTTTTCTTATAATCATCAGTTGTGTATTTTATTTTTAATTTATCACCTAATTCACGAGCAATTTTCTTATTTTTCATAGGATTATGAAATCTCATAAATTGTGACTGTTCAGGTCTTTTTTTACCAAACATTATACATTTATCTCCCGATCCAGAGCCACTTGCTGATGCACATTGCATTGAGTAATATGGTTTTTTAAAAAATTTATCTAATAAAAGCTGCTCTTGTAAATATGCCTCTTCTCTACTTTCATATTCACTTAATATTTCATATTCAAACATATTATATTTTAAATACGCTCTTTGCATTATAGAATTTCCATGTGTACCCTTAGCTAATTCTCGAAAATGATCTTTCATTCTCTTTTTTAAATTATTTGTAGATCCAATTTGTTTCCATGGACCTATTTTAATTTGATATACTACATTCATAAAATAAAAATGGTTCAAAAAAACAAAGGAGCTCTAACCTTCCTAAGTTTAAATGAACCAATAAGTTTATAACAGATATCTAGTTAGAGTAGTTTCTATACATTATAAATATGTATTATCTATTCTTTTTTCTTATAAGGAACTAATTTATTTAGTTTGTCCTTTCTTCTTGTGCAGCCACAATCTTCTTTTCCAAATAAATGCGCTATTTTTTCTGCTAAAATATCTAACTTAAAAAATTTAGTGACTTTAGCGACTGTATCGCCAAGACCTTTAGATTTTTGTATCTTCTGCATTTGATTCTTGTTTTTTCTTATTAACAGTGTCACCTAAAACTTTAGACATAATCATGCTAATTATTGCCATCTGATCCCAAATTTGGTTGGCATCTTTTTTAATTTCACCAATTAATTTAAATTGGTATATTTGTAACATCATAAGTGCCACAATAATTATCAAATAAAAATTTTCTAATGTCATAACTGTAATATAAATAAAACTTGAATACGATTGCTATTTTTAATTTCTGTGACTATTCACAGGACACACAATAAGTAAATTTTTTAGCAAATTCCGACGCGCTTGAAATATTATGTTGATAGTACAAAGATTTTATTCCCATTTTATGTGCCAATAACATCAATTCATTTACTTCTTTTGCTTTTGTGTCAGCTGTAATAAATAAATTTAAAGATTGACCTTGATCTATATATTTTTGTCTTTGAGATGCTTGTATAATAATTTCTGTTTGAGAAATTTCTCTAGCAGTCTTAAATACTAATTTTTCTTCTTCTGTTAAACAATCTAAATGTAAAATACTTCCCTGCTGTTTTTGAATGCTTTCCCAAATTTCGTCAGTATTTTTACCTTTTGATTCTAATAATTTTTCTAAAAACACATTTTTAATAATGTACTTTCCTTTAGATAAATCTTTGATCATATAATTACTCATCCAAGGTTCTATGCTTTGAGAAACTTGCATAATAAATGCTGAAGAAGTCGTTGGTGCAATTGCTTGAGTTGTTGTATTTCTTCTACCCAATCCTTTTGTCATTTCGCATTCACCAAATAATTTTGCTAATGTTTCTGAGGCTTTTAATGAATTCTCTTGTATATTTTTTTGAATCGCGATGTTTAAATTCCTTGCTTCTAAACTTTCAAAAGGAATCATTTTACCCTGTAATAAAGAATGATATCCTAATCTTCCAATTCCTAGTGCTCTATGTTTTTTTGAAAAATTAACAGCTCTTGATAAAAATTTTACTTTAGAAGCTTTATCAATAAATTCTGTCATTGCAGCGTCCAATAAGAAAGTTAAAACCTCTACACAATCAGTATCTTTCCACTCGTCAAAATAGAAATCGTTCATAGAACCCAAATCACAAACAAAAGAATTTTCACTATCTGATGGTAACATAATTTCTGTGCACATTTGAGAAGCTTTAAGCTTATTTTGACCCCTATATACCTCAGGAGTTGACTCGTGATTATTTGCATTGTCTGTAAAGAAAATATATGGTAAACCAGTTTCAAATTTCTTTTGAATTACTTTTGCCCAAATTTTTCTTTTTTTAGCATCTCCACTTTTCATTGCTTCCAACCAAGCATCAGAAACACAAACTCCCCAAGTAATATGCTGAATTGGATCTCCTTCTGCTCTAATATTTAACCACTCTTCGAAATCTGGGTGATCAATATCTTGGTAAGCAGAAAAATATCCACGTCTAACCGAACCTTGATTCATTGATTGAGCGCACGATTGGAATAATTCCAAAAAAGGTTTTGTTCCATTACTAGAACCATTATTTGTAATAACGCTTCCTCTTGGTCTTACTGCGCCAAAATATCCTGAAGTTCCTCCACCATATTTACTCATAGTTCCAATTTCTGCAACTGATGATAAAATGCTTTCAACACTATCATCTATATAAACACCAAAACAACTAATTGGCAATCCTCTATCTGTGCCAAAATTGGTCCACATAGGAGTACTTAAACTGATCCAACCATTGGCTATGTACTGCTGTAATTTTTCACTGTATCCTTCAATACCTAAAATTTTTTCTGCTGAGTCTCCGATTATTTTTAATCTTTCTTGTACAGTTTGTCCTGGAAGTAAGTAATCCTTTTCCAGAAATGATTTAGAGTACTTATTTAGCCATCTGATCTTCATTTACTTTATTGTTTATATTATGTTAAAAAATATCCTCTTCTGTAATAGATTGTGCTTTCTTTTGATATGCAGTTGGAGTTTTGTGAAAGAAATCTGTATGAGTTTCAGAATCACTTTCTATATCAAACCACTGAGATTCTTTTAATAATTCCTTATTAATTTGAAATATAGGATTTGCTCCTATCATTTTTAAAGATTCATTAAATCTATTCTTAGTGAATTCTAAAACAATTTCTTTAGATAAAAAAGTTAATTCTCCAAGTTCAAATATCCATTCTATGATTTTTTCTTCAGCAGCGTATGCTTTTTTACACGCCCTTTCAATGGTTTTAAAAAATTCTTCATTAAACCAATCAGGGTTTTCTTTTTTAATCAAATTAATAATGTAAGCTCCAGCCAATGCATGAAGTTTTTCTTCTTTCATAGTCGCTTGAATAACATTATCGATCCCCTTAAATGTATTTTTTTGTTTATTAAATGACTTTATAATAAAAAATTGACTAAATAAAGAACAATTTTCTACAAATAAAGAAAATAATGTAAGTGTAAGTGTGTATAATTCTTTGTTATTGGATCCTGCATTTTTTAAATATTTAGAAAGATAGTCAATTCTTCCTTGAATTACAGGATTTTCTATTAATTCATCAAATGCGTCATTAAATCCTAGAAGTTCTAGCACATGACTATAAGCTCTACTATGTCTAACCTCTGATTCTCCAAAAGTATTTCCTAAAGCATCAAATTCAGGTTTAGGAAATTGTGTGTATAAATTGCTCCAAAATCTTTTAACGTTAACCTCTATTTGAGAAATCGCTAACATCGCATTTTTTACTGCGTTTTTCTCTATTTTATTTAAATTAACTTTAAAGTCTTGTATATCTGAATCGTATGAATACTCTGTATGAATCCAATAACTGTGATTAATTGCGTCAACGAAATCGTAAAGTTCAGGATATTCGAATGGTTTAAATGCCACTCTTTTATCAAATATAGACATTATTTTTGTTTTAAGGTTATAAAATAGACTAGCCATTAGAGCACATAATGCTACTCTATAATGGAAAGTCAATAAAATTTTCTAATTTAATTAAGCACCAGGAATTTTACCTAGATTATTATCTCCAGGAATAAATGTTGCAGTAATTTTAGATAAATTAGCGGTAGTAACTTTAGTATTTGTACTAGCACTTAAACCACCAGCATTTGCTGCGGCTATCTTATCTGCATATCTATCAGGCGTTTCAGGAGCTCTGTAGGCGTCGCCTTTTTTGGCTTTTTTAAATAAATCTATTAAAAAGAAACTCATAATGTCTGTTTTGTTCTAATAAATATGATGTCTTTTAATAAAATACAATTAAATACTGGAAGATAATTCATAAAATTTTTGATTTAAATGGTTTCTTTCTTCTGGTGTAAATGAGGATTTATTGGTCAATTGAGTTCTAGGAGGTCCATTTTGATTGATTCCACTATCAAATACAAGGTCATCTTCATCCATTTCATTTTTATCTATCTCAATCTTACCACAGTGAGTATTCACTTTAGCGCTGTAAGTCATACCATCACCACCGTATCTATTTTTCATAATATGTATACGGCCGGTTCCATTAACTTTATCCTGACGCTTCCTAGATAGCGACATTGCGAAATCTGCAATCATCATCTTATTATAGGATCCTGCTGCTTTATCTCCTTCAATAACATCATCTTTTGCGCCCATTCTATTTACTTGTGATACAGTCCATACAGGAACTTTTAATTCTCTTGCCATACCTTTAATAGCCGTGTACACATCATCAATGGCATCTTTAGGATCTATTGATCTTGTTTTACTTTTTAATAAATCAACGTAATCAATGATAACTAAATCTGGTGGATATCCTAAATCTCTACATTTTTGAATGTGAGATTCAATTGTATTAGGCGATGCTTTTCCCATTGGAAATTCTTTAATAATCAATTTACCCGTTAATTTAGATATAGCTTCTGCTACTTTATCCCTGTGTAAATGTATCTGTTGAGCGTCTATGCCTGTAAATAAAGCGTCGTATCTTTTTCCTACATAATCTTCAGAAAGTTCTAATGTATAATGAGCAACATTAAATCCGGACATTACCGCAATAGCACCTAAGTTAACTAGCATCCAAGATTTTCCTCCTCCAGGATTCCCGAATATTAATCCTAGATCTCCTACACCCAAACCGCCCATTAACAGCTCGTTTAAATTATTCCATGGAGTTAGAACTGGTGATCTTTGTTCTTGTCTATATCTAGTCTCTACATCTTTTTCATATTCGTGACCTATAGTTTTGTCTTGACCTGCTTTTGATGCGGTGTTGATGATGTGTCTAATGTCGTCGTATTCCCCTTTCTCTAGTAACTTAACTGATTCTAAAATAGCGTTTTTTAATTGTTGATTCTTACAAAAATTTGCAAATTCCTGTTCAACATATTCTCTATCATCATTAGTAGCTTTTAAAGATTCTTTTAATTGTTCTACAATACTAACTTTTAATATTTCATTGTCTATTTTCTTTACTTCTACTTGTAACGACTCGGGTGAAGGTGTTGTGTGATACTTATAATAGTACCTAAGAATTTCTGCCACTATCCATTTATGAGCTGGATTATCGAACATCTCTGTGGATAATACATCATTAATATTTTGTAAAAATTCTTTGTGCTTTAATAAACTAGATAAAACTTTTATTTGAAATCCGTTTCCGTAACTCTGTAATGTACTTAATACTGCCATAACTTATTTATATTTTGAAAGTTGTGAAAATTTTTCAAACAACCATATTTGAAGATTATTTATACTTTTTCCTAAATCATCTTCTTCATATAATTCTGAAAACTCTTTTGGTCTAAATATTTTATTAGGATTTTCCAAAACATATTCTATTTCTATTAGTGAATCTTCAGGAATATTTGGATTTTTTAGATCCATTAATTTTTCATTGATTCTTAACTGATACGCAAATTCTGCAATACTTTTAAATGCTTTTCCTTTTCCATTTTGTGATTTAATTATCAGATCTTCTAATTTAGATATTTCTTCATCAGCTAATTCTGGAAATAATTTAGTGACCGTTTTAATTCCAACTCCTTTAACTCCAGGTACATTATCTCCTGAATCACCTAAAAGAATTTTTTGATTTAAAAAGTTTTGAGGTGTAACTCCATACTCTTCTAAAATCTGTTTTGCTTGATAAAACTTTTTCTTGATAGGAGAATATACAGTAATCTTATCATTCACAAGCTGTAAATAGTCTCGGTCGCTTGATACAATCGTAATTTCTCCATGTAATTTATTCGCTAAACATCCAATTACATCATCCGCTTCAATCTTATCAATTGACAATAAATCAACTGGTAAACACTTAAGATAGTCTATTAGTCTAAGAATTTGATTAGTAATTGATTCTGCTTCCTGCTCTTGAGATTCAAACAGATCCCAATTAGTCACTCTGCGATACCCTCTATTAGCTTTATATTCAGGAAATAAATACCTTTTATTAGTACTTCCACCTTGCCCATCGAACACTAAAATCACTCTGGTAGGTCTAATTAGATTGATAGCGTAACCCAAAGATTTTAGGTATCCTGTAAGCCCTCCAATATGATGACCATGTTTATTTATATGATTAATGATAGTAAATGATCTTATAAAAGCATTTAATGAATCTATGATTAAAACTCTATCATTTAATTTTAAAGGTGTTTCCTTTTCTATTATTTTTGTATCACCAAGGGACTCCAACATTTGTTTGTATCTATCTTCCAATTTTATTCATTTTCTGATGTTTCGAAAATATCTTTTGCGTCTGCGTCTTGTTCTTCGATGATATCAAAATCCGATGAACCCAATACCTGTAGCCACTGATGTGAATACTGCTTCTTATATTTTTCTAATGCCGAAGGTTTATCATCTATAAATCCGTGCACAGTCATAATTAATTTACCAGCGGCTGTAACACCCGTGATGTGATTTTTATCACAAGATAGTTTCGTTCTTTTTGCAAATTCAACATCTTTGCCATTTTTACTAGCTTTGATTTTATTAGTTCCTGCATTTGTTACATTTCCAAAGGTAATTATCATTGAAGAATCAAAGAACATCGTATCTCCACCTTTGTTCTTCATCTTTGGTTTACCCATAATATGTTCTGCTTTTGCAACCCAAACTTTATTAATCGCAACAAGCGTGTTAGTATAAGGTTGACTTTCCTTTCTTGACATTACGATTTTTTGATTAACGAAATTCCCAAATTGTTGGGACATTGCTCCTGCGTTCCATTCATTATTATTTGTTGATTTTTCGATAGACATCTTACAAGGAATTGATCCAACCGAATCCCAAAAGAAACAAAGATCGTATGGTAAATTACCCTTCTTTTGTTCGTCTAAAATGTCCAATACAAAAGATGCTACATCTTCAATACAATTTAATTTTTCCCTATCTATGTATACAAAAAATCCACTGTAATCGCTAACCACTCCATCTTTGTCTGCCACTTCTTCGAACTGTAACCCCATTTCTCTAGCATGTTCCCAACTCCATTTCATCTCTGTGATAATGAATACTGGTAATATGCCCATCTTTTGTGCGTTAACTGCTGCTTCCAATAATGCGGTAGTTTTACCAGTATCTGAGTGACCTCTTAATAGAGTAATATGACCGATTGGAATTCCTGGAATTTGTAATGAATCTTGAAATGCTGATGATAATGGAATCCATGTAGGTTCCTTAAATTTTACAGAAGTTGAAGATAAATTCTTTGCTTTTTTAAATTTATCCAAATTAAACTCTGACTTGATCGCAGATGATATTTTGCTGTTTAAAGCTTTTGCCATAACTAAATGTGTTTAAAAAACCCTCTTTTTAGGGAGGGTTAGTAATTAAAATGAAAATAATTCATCGATTTTTGCATCGACGTCCGTTTTCTTCGTGCTCAGTGAAAATTTAGGAGTTGGAGTTTCCTCTTTTTCCCAAGGTAAATCACCGACTGTTTCAGTCTTAACTTCAACCGAATCAACGTTTTCTTTAAGATCTTCTTCAGGATTTAAATGAGACATCAATGCGCTCTTCATTTCTTCATAAGAGTATTTTTTGAATTGCGTCATTGGATCTGGTTGTGTAGTCAACCACTGTTTAACTTTTGCAGCATCATCAGATAACGCGCTAATTTTTGTTCTTACACGTACACTAGATGTATTGTAAGATAAACCAGTAGTTTCTTTTCCTTGCACGTCGATAATAATATCTCGACCTTGAACTGGATCTGTAAAATCTCCTACATCTTCATCTTCGATCAAAGCCAATAAATCCATGTAAACTTGCTTACCAAATCCCCATAAAAGTACACCTTTATCTTCTTCTCCTCTAACAATTACAGGAACGTAGATTCTCATTTTTGGTTCTAATTTCTTAGCTAATTGCCAATCTTCTTTAACAGAAGATTTTCTTAAGCCTTGAGAAAATTCAACAATGGGATCTTTTTCTCCAAAATTGCTTAAAGAGATCATGGTGTTTTTGTTACCAATTCCATAATGAAATAATAACTCTTTAAATGGGTTTGATTTACTGTACATCGAAGGAACGATGCGTACATTGTGTTTACCTACTGTAGGTGACCATAGCGTTTTTGCTAGGCCTGATGACTGTCCGCCTCTTGGATTTTGAAGCGTGGCAAGTCTTTGCTTTAGAGCAGAAATGTCCATAACTATATATTATTTTGATTAAATATAAACTAATTGGGATATAGAAAAAATCTAATTTTCGAGTTCTACATTTATTATTTTGTAAATTGAAGTATTTAGTCTTCTTAATTCATCTCCTTGGGTTAATAAAATTGAATTTTTATAATCTTTCCAAGAGATTACGTATTTGGTATCTAAAATACCACCATTTAAAGATTTGATTAATGTATTTAAAGCATTAATTGTATACAGTGTATTAGATTCTTTTTTTCTATGTAATAAAATAGTATTACTTAAAATTTTAGCAGTGGATCCTTCTAATTCTATATTATAAGTACACATGTATTCATCTGAATCAGGTGATTCTAAAACGAATATTTTTCCGTACATTATTTTGTACTGTTTATTTATCTCTTGTAACCTATCATCTAAGTTATCTTTCGTAGCAAAACTACAAAATAGTTTGTTCATCAGCAGTTCTTGGGTTAGTTCTATGTCTTTAAATCCGTGCATAACCATTATTTATAAATATTAAGTTTAGTTTAAAAATGAATAATTCAATCCGTGTTTGTGTTTTACGATCATGCCATCTTCTTCTAAAATAGTTTTTAGTGCTAGTAAAGTTTTTTTTCCATCATTAGCGCTAAAGTCTAGTAAAAAAGAATCATAGGTGATCAATACGAGCTTCGTCCTTAGCTTCTTTTCTTCTAAGTATTGGTTTATACGCTCTATTTTAGATACGTTGGCCAGAGTCTCCTGGTTTTGAATAACGTAGTTAAATAGCTTAAGCTTATTCATTTCTGAATTGTATTTTAGAATTCTTCCTGTGGGTAAAGATATGGCTCTCTGTCTTTTGTAATTTTCCCATAAATCTTCTATATAAGCATCTATTTTAGCAAAAAATTCAATATGCTTATATTTTTTATTAACTCCACCGTATAGCTGTTTAAAAGTTATAGTTTTTGATTCAGAATATTCTTCATCTGTTAATTCTTCTTTATTAAAATATAACTTTCCTAAAAATGTATGTATGGATTCTTGATGCCACTCATAACCAATTAATTTTCCTATTAATC